AGACCCCTGTGACAATTGACGGCGTAGATTACAAGTATGAAGACATGACACAGCAACAGCAGATGTTGCTCAACCATGTCGCTGACTTGGATCGTAAGTTGGACTCAGCGAGATTCAACGTGGATCAGTTGCAAGTAGGCAGAGATGCTTTTTTTAGAATGCTTAAAGAAGCATTAGAGGCCAAGCCTGAAGAGGCGGTCTCTGATGTAGAGGCGAAGTAAGAACAGAGGCCACCTTCGGGTGGCTTCTCTAAGGGGAAGATATGGCGGATGTACATGAGTTGGCTTCAGAAACGGATAAACGATTGAGCGTTCACGAGGCTATTTGCGCCCAGCGTTATGAGGGTATTCAGGGTCGCTTTGACGATGGGTCTAGGCGCATGACCAAGATTGAGTACCTCTTGTACGGCGTGATTGTCTGCGTGCTGTTTGGCCCCGGCGTGGCTGGCGAACTCATCAAAAAGGTGCTGGGACTTTAATGGTTGACCTTACCAAAGCAATTGGAGCCGTCGCCGCTAGTGTTGCCGCACTAGGCGGCAGTTACACGCTTGCCGATAAGTTTGGCTTTTTTGACCGAGCAATCATTGAATGGTCTCCAGAGAATTTTAAAATTGTGGCGGAGGCTGGGAAGCCTATCACCGTCACGGTTGCAAGAATAAAGAAACGGGACGACTGTTCTGTTGAGAGTTTTACGCCAAGCATTCGTGATGCGGCAGGCATGGTGCATGAGGCGACCACCACCGCAAGCAAGTTCAGTGGCCCAGCAGGCCCAGAGATTGACACGTTCACATACGAACTCACGATGGTAAGAAAAGAAAAGATTGCCAGCGGCAAGGCAACTTTGCTGGCAACCATCAAATATAAATGTCCTGAAGGGGAGCGCGTTGTGCAATATCCCCGTCACGCAAATTTAAGTTTTGAATTGAAAGGGTGACTATGATTCCAATCGTTGCATCACTGCTTGGTACATTGGCTCAGAATGGTCTGGGCCTTTTGTCTTCTGCGATCCAAGCGAAGGGCAAAGAAGTTGTCGAGAACGCCCTTGGCGTGAAGATTTCCGACAACCCATCTGACGCTGAAGTTGCTAAGTTGCGCCAACTCCAGTACGACCACGAAGAGCGTTTGCTTGAGTTGGGCATTGAGAAGGCTCGTATTGAACAAGAAGAGTTGGCGGCACTGCTCAAGGCGCAAGCAAACCAAGAGGACAACGTCAGCAAGCGTTGGCAGGCTGATATGGCCTCCGACTCGTGGCTGTCCAAGAATGTGCGCCCCGGGACTCTTGTGTACCTCCTGACTGCCTATTTGATATTTGCTCTGCTTGACGGCTATGGATACAAAATAAGTGAGTCCTACGTCAACCTGCTGGGTCAGTGGGGAATGCTTGTGATGACTGCTTACTTTGGCGGTCGTACCGTTGAGAAGGTCATGGAGATGCGCAGAAAGGACAAAGAATGAGCCTGAGTCAAGAACAAGCCGCATTCCTATTGGATGCCTGCAAACTCATTCAATACGCCACTGAGCAAGGTTTTATGGTCACTGGCGGTGAATTAGCCCGCACACCTGAACAGCAAGCCCTCCATGTGAAGGCTGGCCGCTCCAAGACCATGAATTCCATTCACCTCAAACGCTGTGCCATCGACTTGAACTTCTTCAAGGATGGGCAGATAATATGGGACAAGGGCATCCTTGCTCCATTGGGTGCATATTGGGAAACTTTGAACCCAAAAAACCGCTGGGGAGGCAATTTCAAATCATTGGTAGATTGCCCGCATTTTGAGCGCAATGTCGGATAAGGAGAACAAATGACGACCGCATCGGTAATGACATACGACTCCTTGGTCGAAAATATTCAGTCCTATCTGGAGCGATCTGACGACGCCACCCTTGAAAAAATCCCTCTTTTCATTATGCTGGCCGAGCAGATCATTGCCAGCCAGATCAAGTTTTTGGGCAACCTGACAGTCAGCACAAGCACGATGACGGCCACGCAAGCCGTCATTGACAAGCCTGCCCGTTGGCACAAAACCGTTTCAATGAATGTGGTGGTGGATGGTAGCCGCACTCCCGTCTTGCTTCGTAAGTATGAGTACCTGCGTGAGTATTGGCCTGATGCCACAGAGACAGGCGTGCCCGCTTATTACGGTGATTACGATTACACACACTGGCTGGTGGTTCCTACACCTGCCGCCGCTTACACCTTTGAGGTGTTGTACTACGAGCGAATTCAGCCGCTCGACTCCGCCAACCAAACAAATTGGTTCACCATTTACGCCCCGCAGGCGTTGCTGTATGGCTCTCTTTTGCAGTCTATGCCGTTCCTCAAGAACGACGAGCGGATGCCCATGTGGCAGGCAAACTATGACCAGATCATGCAGACGCTGAAACAGGAAGATGTTCAGCGTATTGGTGACCGTCAAGCCGCAGTATTGGATACCTGATCATGTCATATAACAGCCCCTTCACAGGTAACGTCATCCAGCCAACGGATGTCTCATATCGCCGCATCACCTTGACCGCTGACTTGCAGTTGGAGTGGCCCATCAACGGCACATCAACTGACGATGCCGCCGCTCGAATCATGGAGGTGTCAACCGCCTCTACTGCAAACGAGTTGTGGATGCCGCCAGCCAATCAGGCTTCTGTCGGCCAAGATGCGTTGATCCGAAATGTGGGTGCTGTAGCCCTGCTAGTCAAAGACTACACTGGCTTAAACACCATTGTGAGCGTTGCCGCTGGTGAGGCTCAGTACATCTATATCACGGCCAACCCAACCACAGCAGGCACTTGGGGCATCATTGCTTACGGCATAGGCTCTTCTGGCGCAGATGCCGCGACCCTTGCTGGATACGGTTTGCTGGCTATTGGTCAGACGCTGAACCAGTCTCAGCCTGTTACAACCTTTTCGTCAAACTTCACTGCAACGTCTGTTGACCGTTCTAACACCTATGTGTGGACTGGTGGCGCAGGAACTTTAACTCTAACCGCCGCCTCTACTTTGGGCGACAACTGGTTTATGTTCTTGCGTAACAGCGGGACTGGCGCATTGACGGTTGCAGGTTCTGGCGGAAACACGATTAACGGTTCTGCCTCAATCATTCTTCAGCCAACTGATTCATGCATTATTGTGTGCAGTGGCACTACGTTTTACACCGTTGGTTTGGGTAAGTCTACGCAGTTTGCGTTCACCCAGTTGACCAAGGCCGTTACCACAGGCACCTACACCCTGACTGCTTCTGAAGCATCCAACGTGATCCAGAAGTACACAGGAACCCTGTCGGGCAACGTCACCATCATCGTCCCTCCAACGGTGCAGGTGTATTACATTCAAAATGCCACAGTCGGTGGTGTTGGCAACTACACGGTCACGCTTTCTACCAACACTGGCGGATCAACCGCAACGATTGCATCAAACCAGCAAGCAACGCTGATTTGCGACTCCACCAACTTGGTCAACGCCAACACCGTGTTGGCTGGCTCTTCTTCAATCGGTCTAGTGGATGGCACTGTTGGTGCCCCTGCTTTGTATTTTGCCTCTGAGGCCAGCACTGGTGTGTACCGCGCCACCTCTGGTGAATTTAACACTGCCATCCTTGGTGTGTTGCGTTCCACGCTGTCGGCAACTGGCTTGGCAATTGCGGGGAATGTTTCTGGTGTTGCTGGGGTGTTTTCTGGTGCAGTGTCTGGAACGACTGGAACATTTACCTCTGGTGTTGCTGGTGGGACGTTTACATGACCAAGAAGGTTTTTGCGATTGATACGCAACCCGGTGTCCAGCGGGACGGCACGATCTTCGACATGAACTTCTACACCGATGGCCGCTGGGTTCGTTTCCAGCGTGGCCGTCCTCGCAAGATCGGCGGCTACAGGGCCATCACAGAAGACGCGCATGGGTACTCTCGCGGCTTGTACGTCAACTCTGTTGATGGAAACAACCAAGTCTTCAATGGCTACAACAATGGCCTTGAGGTCATCAACATTGACAACAACGGTATTGGTGGTGGTGTTAACCAGTTCACCTTTACTGGTTTGATTCTGACGCTCAACACATTGGTTGGCGGCACGCTGTACACCAACGGCACCTATACAAATGTGACCCTCACTGGCGGCTCTGGCTCTGGCGCAAAGGCCACCATTGTGGTGGCTGGCGCTACGGTGACCACAGTAACTCTGACGACAGCAGGTAACGGGTATGTGGTTGGCGACACGTTGAGCGCCACTGCGGCCAGTATTGGTGGCACGGGCAGTGGATTCTCAATCAAGGTTGCAACCATCAATGATGGGTTTACAGAGAGCGATTTGAACCTGTGGCAGTTTGACTCTTCGTTTGATTCGCAGGGTTCAGGCAATCAGTTGTTGTTGGCGCACCCCGGTCTGAACTTGGCGCAGATCGACCAGACGGTCGTGACCCCTGTATTGGCTGGCAACATTGCTGGCACGGTCATGTCTCCACTGACTGACACCTCTGGCTCAACACCAACAGGCGACATCATTGAGGTTGCTGGTGGCGTGGTTGTGTTGCACCCTTATGTGTTTGTTTATGGCGACAACGGCCTGATCAAGAACTGCGTTGCTGGCAATCCATTTGACTGGAACGGCCCAGACTCAAACGAGGTCAATGTGTCCTCCACAAAGATTGTCAAGGGCTTACCAGTGCGAGGCGGCTCAAACGCGCCCTCTGGCCTGTTCTGGGCGCTTGATTCATTGATCCGCGTGTCGTACACCCCAACCACCGTGACCGTTGCTGGAACGCCCCAAACCTTCTACTGGCGGTATGACATCATCACCAGCCAGTCTTCTATCCTGTCCAGTCAGTGCGTCATTGAGTATGACGGCATCTACTACTGGATTGGCGTTGACCGCTTCTTGCTCTACAACGGTGTGGTCAAAGAACTCAAGAACAATTTCAACCAGAACTACTTTTTTGACAACCTGAACTACGCGCAGAGCCAAAAGGTCTATGCGCAAAAGGTTCCTCGCTTTGGCGAGATTTGGTGGTTCTTCCCTTCTGGCGATTCTGAAGAGTGCAACGACTGCATCATCTACAACACCCGTGAAGACTGCTGGTATGACGCAGGCACAGCCTTGGGCGCACGCCGCTCTGCTGGTTACTTCTCGCAAGTGTTTCGTTTTCCAATCAACGCAGGCAACGTGTTGAGTGTTCAGCAGGAAGTTTTTTCCAATTCCATCACCACAATAAACACAAACGCAAACATTGAAGTGCCTTTGTCTGCGGTGACAAACTTGATTGCTGTTGGGCAGTTGGTCATTGGGACTGGTGTGGCCGCTGATTCGTTGATCACCTTAATTGCGCCAAGCGCCACAGCAGGGTTCTACACCGTGACCCTTGACAAACCAGCAACAGCGTCTGGCACGGTAACGGCAACATTTAATACAACGGCTGGCCGCATCACCTTGTGGCAACACGAAATTGGAACTGATGAGGTTGTGGCTCAAGAGGCCAACGCCATCGAGAGTTACTTCACGACCTCAGACCTTGGCTGGGTGCAGGGTGGCCCATCTCAGTCGTCCCCTGTTGGCGACAACTTCTGGTTGCACTTAGAGCGGATGGAGCCTGACTTCATTCAGTCTGGCGAGATGACCTTCCAAGTGACTGGCCGTCCCTTTGCGCAGGCGGAGGACACAACTTCTGCCCCCTATGCGTTTAGCCCAGACACCCGTAAGATTGACTTGCGCGAACAGCGCCGAGAAATTCGGTTAATCTTTACAAGCAATGTGCAGGGCGGCGACTATCAGTTGGGTAAAGTTTTGCTCCATGCCAATATTGGCGATGTGAGGCCGTAAAATGGCACTGGCTGTTGTCTACGATCCTCGGTTTCACACCTTTGAGTCGTGGGCGGCGCTGATGTGCGAGGCGTATGCGGGTCAGCAGTTGGTGATTCCAAATGCGCAAACAGACTGGAAGCAGTGGGCGGCTGGGTTAAAGGCAATTGATGTCTTCACGAATGAGGGCATCCCCGGCCCCTACATCTATAACAACTGGCAGGATTGGGCGGCGGCTTTGGTTGGCGCTATCAACCAGCCCACAGAAGGCCCAGACCAATGATAGAGTTCATCGAGATTTTCAACTATGTAGCAAAGGTCGCCCGACCCGCTCACGCCAAAGTTGCCATAGCAGACGCAATGGAAAATACTTTTCAGGAAATAGGGTTGGACAGTCTCGATGGTTTGGTCATGTTGATGTACTTTGACGACCTCTATGGAATTGACGACGCAGTCAGCAAAGAGTGGACGCCAGCGTCTGTGCAAGAGTTGCATGACCTCGTGATGGCAAATAAGACCAAAGAGCCTGCCTCGATGGAAGAAGTTGCAGAGGCTTGCAAATGATCTACTTGACACACTACCGCACCGCCTCCACGACCAATGTCGAGTTGTTTGACGACATCATCTACCCCCAGAAGGTCAACTGGTTCCCTGAGACTTACAACCGAGTCAAGTCTGGCTTGGTCTATGTTCCTCACAAACTGGCCGAGAAGGTGCTTGACCCTGAGTTGTTGACCTACCTGCGCGAGAACCCTGTTGGCAAGACTGCCTTCATTCTGGCCGCAGGCAATGCACACTTTGCTGGCATCGGCCAGCGTCCCTATGACTCGCGCCTGACCTACACCTACAAGTTCCTGCCATTCACCCTGACGCAAGTCTATGCTGGCCGTATAGCCCAGTCCTGCGGTGACATGGATATGGTGACCACCGACTCGTCAGCCTGCGCCTCCAGCCTCAAGGTAATGATGGATGTGGTCAACCTGATCGACTTCTACGACTATGACCGCGTCATTGTGCTGACGGTGGAGGACGGTGTCTCCAACGCCGTGCTGGAGTTCTTTGGTGACTCTAAGGCCGTTCTGACCCAAAAACAAGAAGATACAGGCATAAAGCCATCCGCTTTTGACTCGGTAAACAGTGGGTTTAGGGTTGGTCAGGGAGCCGCTTTTGCGGTGTTTGAATCCGAGAGCGCCGTTTCCCGCCAGAGGATTACCCCACACGCCCAATTGATTGGTGCCTACAACGCGTCAGAACGCTCTACAAACGCCATTGGGCAGTGCGAGGATGGTGAGGGCTTCAAAAAGGTAATTGAAGGCGCATTGCACTATTCCCATATTCGGGCAGATGAGATTAAAATTGTAAAAACCCACGGAACTGGAACAGCGTCCAACAACAAGGCCGAAAAATGCGCCTTGAACCAAACGCTACAAGGATTTATTGCAACCTCGTATAAGCAAAAAATTGGTCATACGATGGGAAGCAGTGGACTCCTTGAAACTTTATTGTTGTTGGGCGACATCAAGTCAGGATTTGTGCCAGCGATTGAGAACCGAACTGAAAGCGATTCGGTATTCCTTTCGGAATCGACAAGTCCCCCTGATGGTTTGATAATGAGTCTGGCGGCTGGGATGGGCAATATCTATTCCGCCGCAATATTTAAGGGGTTGTGATGCTGACCGATAGCAAAAAGAAGGAACTTAGTGTTGAGGCAGTCTTGATGATTGCGGCACAGCAGACTAAGTCCAAGTATTCTGCGGAGCAAGTCTATGCGGCTCTTGTAAAAGAGATGAACATGGAGGGCACAAGCACCTATCGCGAAGGCAATACCGTGTTTTTAATGCATCACGCCAAGGGTCGTATTGGAACTTTCCGCGCCCTGAATGCTGACACAGCCAGAAACTATCTGGACAACTCTTACCAATTTATTCAAGACGCATACAAGATGGGTTTTGATATTCTTGTCAGCGATTTTGACGACCCTACGATTATGAATATTTTCAAGGGCATTTCAAGAAACCCTCCGCAAGAAGGCATGGGCTATCGCGCCGAAAGAACAAAAACAGGTTTTCGCGTGACGGTCAAGTTAGGGCCAGCGCGGCCTGATAAGGAATAAAAATGAGCGCAGTTGTTGAAGCAATCGGTGATGCAATAGGCGATGTATTTGAGGCTGTTGGCGACGTTGTAGAGAGCGTTGTTGACGTTGTGAGTGATGTCGTTGAGTTTGTTGGTGACACAGTTCAAGCAGTCCTTGACGACCCCTTGCCAATGCTTCTTCAAATTGCTGGTGCGGCTGTTGGCATTCCGCCTTTTGTCACTTCCGCCGTAGTTACTGCGGCGCGTGGCGGCGACCTTATGGATGTGGTGTTGTCTGCTGGCACATCGTATCTTGCGCCTATGGTTGTTGGCCCAGTTGCAGGAACTGTTTCAGAAACTCTTCTTGATGCAGGTGTTAACTCCACAGTCTCTGACATTGTCTCCACTGGTATCGGCAAGGGACTTGTTGGCGGAGTGGTTGCAGAAATTAAAGGCGGCGATTTTGATGACGGCTTTGCTGGTGGTTTTATTTCCACCGTTGTCAATAATGGCGTAACACAACTTACCAACTTTGTTTCTGACACTGTACTTACCACGGCTAGTACGGCGTTGGACTCTGTTGGGTCTACAGCCAACAGCAGTTTTGTAGCGGCATATGATGCTGGCTCATCTACCGATAGCGTGGACACAACTGTTGGCTCAACCTTTTCTACTACCGTTTCCTCTTTTGATTCTGTTGACACAACTGACACATCGGGCACAACGGTTACAACAGGCACAACTGGAACTTCGGGCAGTTTGGATTTAAATACAGACGGCGGCTCTGGCGTACCAGCAAACATTGTTTCTGAAGTTATTGTTTCTAACATAGGCTTTGACAACACAGGCGTTGACACCACGTTCACTGGTACTGATGTCACGGGCACCACTGGCACAGACACTACGGGAACTGTTACGACTGGGACTGACACCGTTGGTACAACTGGTGCAGACACCACTGGAACTGTTACTACAGGCACCGACCTCACTGGAGTTGACTTGTCTGGAGTTGACCTCACTGGTATTGATCTTACTGGGACGGGCCTCACCGACACCTCTGGGACTACTGGAAGCACAAATGTTGACACCACTGGTACTGACACCAGCGGAACTGATGTTGTTGACACAATCCTGAACAACCTTGACACAACGATTGGAACAACGCTCACGGGCGGCACAGACAGTGTTTCTGATGTAGTCCTAAACAGCGGCGACACAACAGGATCAACCCTCGTAGGCGGCTCTGGCGGCTTAGATAGTGTTGCCGACATAATTGAAAGCCTTACCACGGGTACAGGCGACACAACATTAGACACAACGCTTGACACAATACTAAACACAGCAACTGATACAACAGGTGACACAACACTTGATTCAACGCTCGATACAGTGGTTGATTCAACACTTGATACGACCGATGACACCACAAGTGACACGGCAAGCGATACCCCCACTGGTGGATTGAGTACGCTGAATGCTGATGTGATTGATGACTCGGATGTTGCCTACATAGACCCAGACACTGGAGATGTTGTCCTCAACGATGATGTCGTTCTCAACAATGATGTTGTTTCAGGTGACGATGTTGTTGGTGGCCTAACCGCAGTCACTGGTGTTCAGGGTGCAGATGATGTTGCAACCGTTGCAACAGATACAGCAGGCAACGATGTTGTTGCTCGTGTAGGCGATGTTGTTGCTGATGCAGGCGACACCTCTGGCGCAACAGATACGGTTGGCGGATTGACGCAAGTCCAGTCTGGCAACAACAACCTCAATGTTGACTCTGCCGCAGATGCCACAACAACAGGCGGCTTGAACCAAGCCACTGGTGCAAAAGATGATGTCTTTGGCAAAATTTTAAAAGGCGCAGTGACTAAATCTGTTACTGGTGCCCTTAAGAGCAAAATCAACAGCGGCGTCAATAAAGCACTTGGTTTTAAAACTCCCAAAGCACCATCAATTAAAAAGCAGTTGACGGGAAATATTGCATCACAATTTGGACAAAAAGTTGCCCCTAAAGCAATGGACATATCAAAATTGATGCGAGTTCCAAGCAAAAAGAGAACGGCTCCGCTCAAAGCAAATGTGAGCAAGTTGACACCAGTGTCCAACATATCTGGGCTGTCAACTCTGATTAAAGGTAAAGGATAAACATCATGGCAATTTTAGAAAAACGCAGAGCAGTTAATCAATTGCCACGGTTTCAGCGGTATCAAGACACTCGCGCTGGTGACCGCTCTGCCGCGTTGCGTGGCGAGACCCCAGTCACTTCTGCGATCCGCCAATTGGTTGGATCAGGTGGCGCTGGCCCTGTGGGTGGCCCTATGGGAGGCGCAGGAAAGGGCGCAGTTGATAAGTTTGGCGATGTGTCAGGTCAGCCTAAGACCGCTGTTACATCGGCTTTGAAAGGCTCTACTGCCGCCAACACAACTTCCAAGATGCCTAGTTTGTCCTCTAAGACCGCTGGCACTACTGGCAAGACCTTGACCTCTACTGGTACTGGTGCGGCCAAAGTTACTGGCGCAAAGACCACTGGCACGACTGGTGCAAAAACAAGCGGTTCAAACATTGGCAAGACTTTGACCAGCGCGTTGGCTGGTGCCGCTCTTGGTACTGGAACCAAGTTTGCAATTGACAAATTGACTGGCTCAAAAACAAGTGGCACAAAAAACACAAAGACTGTAGACACCACAAAAGCGGGCACAAAGGGACTTGTTGATACAACCAAGGCGGGCACCAAAGGGGTTGTTGATACTTCCAAAAAAGTTGTTGATACTTCCAAGAAAGTTGTTGACACTACTGGGGCAAAAAAAGTCATTGACACTACTGGCGCAAAAAAAGTTGTTGATACAACCAAGACTGGCACAAAGGTAACTGGCCCTACTTCTGTGGTCAAGAAAACTGGCACTAATGTTGGTACGCCCCCATTTGTTCCTAAAGGCTCTACCGCCACAAAAACCACTGGATCAAAATCTACGGCTCCTGCAACAAAGGGAGCCGCTGGCGCTGTTGCGGCAAAGACTGCCGCAGACATCAAGGCTGAGAATCCTGAGTTGACCGACGAAGAAGTTCAAGCAGAACTAGATCGAATCAAAGCCGAAGAAGGTTCATTGGGTGTGCCAGAAGGCGCTGAACAAAACGAAGACGGCACTTACTCTGTCACTGAAGATGGCATGGTTACAACCTACGACGCTGATGGAAACATCGTTGGCATGGAGGCCGCAGAAGACGGCACCGCTGGTGACGACACTGGAACAGTTGGCGATGATGTTGACACAACTACTGGCGACGAAGGAACGACCACGCAAGTCTTGGACGACGGCACTGTAGTTACGTTTGATGCAAGTGGCGAAATCGTTTCTTACACAGACGCCGATGGCGTTGAATACGATGCTGACGGTGAGGTCATTGATGGATCAGACACGCTTGTAACTGGCGATGATGAAACCGAAGAAGATGCATACGACGGCTTGTATTCTGATGACGAGGGCAACCTGTACGACGCTGACGGAAACCTTGTTGAATACGCTGACGGAACTGTTGTTGGTGATGACGAGGTAATTGAAGATGAAGTTGCCTACACCGACGAATACGGCAATACCTACGACGAGAGCGGCGAAATAATTGATTATGCCGAGGGTTATGTTCCAGAAGATGAATACGAGACAGAAGACGGCTATACCGCTGAAGACGAGTACGCGGCAGAAGATGAGTATTCTGATGAAGACGAGTATTCCTATGAAGACGAAATTGACTACGATGTCAAAAAAGGCGGCTTGATTAACATGGCTGACGGTGGCTCACTGGATGAGCCTATCGATGAGAAGCAAAACGCTGACGGCACTATCACGCAAATGTTTGACGATGGCTCCTCTATTACTTACACCCAAGAAGGTGAAGTGATGAAGGTGTCTGAGGCCAAAAAGTTTGATGATGGCGGCGGGGCTTATTCTGACACCGACGAAGAAGTTCAAGATTGGCAGAATGTTGACTACAACTACGGCGAAGAAGATGACCCAACAATGACGGGTGACAACTCTTTGTATTCACAAAGCGGCCCTTTAAGAAACACTTACCTTCGTGAGGGCCGAGGAACAGGACTCGATTTCACGCCAGAAGATTGGCCCGAAGGTTACATTGACAACGGTGACGGCACGGCCACTTATGTGGACGACGACGGTAGCACTGTGACTATTGACGCTGACAGCAACATCGTGTTTGTAACTGACGCAGACGGCGAAGTTGTTGTGCAAAACAATGAGCCAGTCACAACTGGCGGATTGACTCAAGCAGGTCAAGGCAACATTCAATACTTTGACGACGGCTCAAGCATCGAGACATTTGATGATGGCTCAACCATTACCTATGACGCTGACGGTAATGTGTTTAAGGCCACAGATGCTTACGAGACCACATACGACGATGAAGGCAACGCTATCGTGACTGATGGCTTTGGCAACATTGTGTCTGTCTACGATCCCCAAGGGAATGTTATTCCTTTGGGCGGTGGCCGCGTAACTGGCCCCACCCAGATCACTGGCGGAGGTGGAGGTGGTGCTACAGACATTACCAAAAACCCAACCATCCAACAAAGAGTCGCAGAAAATGATCTTGACAAAGGCACCAAGAGCGCAATTGATAAATTGCTCGAAGGTTTGAACACTTACGGCGGTGCAGGAGCGGCTGGTGCTGTTCTTGGCGCACTGCTGAGTGACACTGATTTGTTTGGTGGTGGCACAGGTAGCAGTGGTGGCAACTTTGACATGACTGGTGTTGGATCAATTGCCCCGCGCACGACAGACTTTGGCATTGGCCCAGCACGCTATGTTGGCTATGACGAGTACGGCACGCCAGAGCAGATGCCTGAACTCTATGGTCAAGAGTTGTATCAGAACCTAAACGCCCCCGGCTTCAACGAGGTGAACCCCGGGGACTACGCTCGGTACGATGCCGCAGAGTCTGGCCTCGATCAGTTCATGCAAGGCGACGCGCAAGACCAAGCCCAAGCCGATGAAGAGCAAGTCGAAGGCATGGCCGAAGGCGGTATGCCACAAGGTGGTCTAGGCCAGACATCGCCCCAGACTTACTACACCTTTGGCAAACCTGTTGATCCTTTGCAGAACTTGCGCAACCCAACGCCTTTCCAACAACAGCCACAACAGCAACAGATGCCTCCACAGGCCGCTCAGAACGCACAGCAGATGCCTCCACAGCAGGCACTGCCACAGATGGGTATGGCTCCAACACAGCCCTCTATCCCTCAAGGCATCCCACCTGCTGGCGCAGGCATGAAGAGCGGCGGTTTGCCTGCTTGGTCAAACGTGCCAATCACGCAAGGCCGCTTGAACTTCCGCCAAGGCGCGGCAGTACACGGCGCTGGTGACGGCCAGTCTGACGACATCCCAGCAATGTTGGCTGATGGCGAGTATGTGATTGACGCTGAGACCGTGGCCCAAATCGGCAACGGTTCTACAAAAGCAGGCGCACAGGCTTTGGACAAATTCAGGGAAAATATCAGAAAGCACAAGCGGTCTGCTCCCGTGAACAAAATTCCGCCAAAGACTAAGGCGCTTACTTCCTACTTGAAAGGAGCCAGATAATGGCTGGACTGTTTCAGGGTGACCCCCTACCAGATGTAACGACGACGACGCAAACGCAAGCGACTGCGCCAGAGTTCTACACCAACTACCTTCAAGACATTGCCAACCTTGGTCAGAACGCCGTCCAGCAGGGCGGTGTGGCTGGGTTCAGCCCACTGCAACAACAAGCCTTCCAGATGGTGCCTGATGTGGCATTCTCTGGTGCTGGCTCAATGGGCGCGGCATCTCAGTTGCTAGGTCAGGCTGGTGCGACCACCATGCCCGATGTGGTGGCCGACTACATGAACCCCTACACTCGTGGTGTAGTGGATGAGATGGGTCGCCTGCAACAGCGAAGCATTCAAGAAAACATCCTGCCAAACCTTGGCGCGGCGGCAACTGGCTCTGGTCAATTTGGTTCGCGTCGTCAGCAACAGATTACTGGCAACTCTTTGCGTGACCTTCAGTCAGACTTGTTGGGCAAGCAAATGCAAGCCCTTCAGTCTGGCTACACAGAGGCTGGCAAGTTTGCGCAGGGAGACTTGGGTCGCACTTTGCAGGCTGGTCAAGCGTTTGAAAACTTGGGTCAAGCACAACAGGGTTTGGGTCTGAGTGGTCTCAAGGCGATGAGCGAGTACGGTGGTCAGCAACAGGCTTTGGGCCAGAAGATGCTTGACTACCCAATGGCGCAGGCACAAGCCTTCTCTCAGTTGATGAAGCAATACCAAGTCCCCGGTGGCTCGATTGAACAAAAAACTGGCCCACAGGCTGGCGCATACTCAAACAGCCCACTGTCTCAAATCGCTGGCCTGTTGACTGGCCTCGGCGCATTTATGAAAAAAGACGGTGGCGCAGTAGTAATGAAAAACGGTGGCAAGGTTCATCGTTCAAAAGCCCATGCCTATTTGGCACGCGGCGGCTCAGTAAAAATGGCGAGGTAATCAATGGCAACACAACCACAAGGCGGGTTGGGATCAATGACTCCCGCAAGACCTCCAGCACCTAATGCAC